TACAGGTGGCGAGGTATTACGTTATTTGCGTTCAGTAACTATTGAAGCAGTAAGTGGCGCGAATATAAGTGATGCAGAGTTGCGTCACTTAGAGGGCATGAGATTTCTCGTAGCCTTAATTGAAAGACGAATTGCAACAGGACACAAGGTAAAATCAAATGGAAAATCAAGAAGCAGTTGAAGCAACAGAAGAATCGGTGGCAACAGAAGGTTCTCAAAACATAGATAGACCAGAATGGTTGCCAGAAAAATTTACTAAAGCAGAGGACTTGGCAAGTGCTTATTCATCATTGGAATCTAAGTTGGGTCAAAAAGAAGATGACTTTCGCAAAAGCTTTATGGAAGAAATTGAAAGAGAAGCTTACGCAAATCGTCCAGCGGATAAAGGAGATTACATCCTTCCCGAGGGTATAGATGAAAGTGTAGCACCTGATAATCCTCTTCTTAACTGGTGGGCTGATCATGCGTTTGAAAATGGCATGAGCCAAGATGAGTTCTCAGAAGGCATTAACATTTATATGGAAGCCTTGGGTGCGGACGCTCCAGACTTTGATGCAGAAGTAGAAAAGCTTGGTGACAATGCTAATGCTAGAATCGAGTCCGTTAGTTTGTTTGCCAATCAATTCTTTCCGCAAGATCATATGAGTGCAGTTGAAAGAATGTGCGAAACAGCAGAGGGTGTGCAAGCCCTTGAGTTTATTATGGAAAACATGCAACAGCAATCTCCAAACAGTTCAAGCCAAGCTGTTGCACAAGTATCAGAATCTGACCTTCAGCAAATGATGCTAGATGATAGATATCACAACCCAGCAAAAAGAGATGCTGGCTTCATCAAGCAAGTTGAAGAGGGTTTCCGTAAGATTTATGGATCGTGATATATATGTAAATAGGGGGAGGCTTTACCTCGCTAATGCCTCTCCCAACGACGCTCTTGCAATAAAAGATTCCCTTCGTTTCAATGACGCTAGGGAATGTTTTATATTTGGATTAACCCCAGAAGAAGCATTGCTTGAGCCATTTTTGGACAACAACTCTAAAAATTATACAATATTTTTGGATGATATGCCTATTGGCATGTGTGGGACTAATAAGCTTGAGGATAGTGTTGGTTCTGTTTGGATGCTAGGCACTGAACACATTACAGAGAATAAGTTTTCTTTTTTAAAAGGATGCCCTGATGTTGTTGATATTCTACAGGGCGACTTTGAAAGCATAACAAATTATGTTCCTGTTGATCATTATGAAACAATACAATGGCTAAGTTGGATGGGCTTTATTATTAGAGAAGACGTGTACAATATGAACGGCCATATGATGTTTAAATTTGAACGCTTTGCAAAACGAAAAAATAATGTTATTAATCTATATACGCGGCCTGTAACGCATTGAGTGACCCGATAGGACAATCACTATGAGATGACGAGCAGACAACCGAGGATACTGAAACCTTAACTCCTGAAAGGAACTAGATAATGGCTAACACTATTGATACCGCCTTTATCAAGCAGTTTGAGTCAGAAGTGCATATGGCATATCAGCGTATGGGTTCCAAGCTTCGGAACACTGTTCGTACTGTAAGCAACGTGCGCGGAAACACTGTCCGTTTTCAAAAGATCGGAACAGGAACTGCATCAACTAAATCTCGCAATGGCATGGTCACTCCTATGGAATTGGCACATACCACTGTTGAAGCGACTATGGCTGACTTTTATGCGGCTGAGTACATCGACAAGCTAGATGAATTAAAGACTAACATTGATGAGCGTCAAGCTGTGGCAAAATCTTCTGCCGCGGCACTTGGTCGTAAAACTGATGAGATTCTTATTGCGGCTATGGATGCTGGCGCGAACTCAACTCAGATTCACGATACTAGCTCTGCTCTGGAAAAAGCTGATCTTCTGTCCCTCTTTGAGACATTTGGTGCGGCAGACATCCCAGAAGATGGTGGTCGCTATTTAGCTATGCACCCATCAGGATACGCTGATCTGTTTTCAATTACAGAGTTTGCTTCTAGCGACTTTGTTGGTGAACAGAACCTTCCGTATGCTGGCGGCATGACCATGAAAGAATTTCTTGGCTTCAAGATTTTCTCAACTTCAGCGGTTACTGCTGGTAAGAATATGGCTTACCACACAACTTCTGTCGGTCTTGGTATTGGCGCAGATGTGTCTACTGAACTTAACTATGTTGCGGAACGTGTCTCACATCTTGCAACTTCGATGATGTCAATGGGTGCTGTTGTTATTGATGACAACGGTATCTATGAAGTTCTCGACAACAACTAGGAGGGATAGACTATGGCTTATGGTTCATCTGGACTAACTCGTATGAGTGGTGGTGGGGGCTACAATGTGTGGTTCTACTCCTCTGTTGATGCTTTGTCTGTTGTTCGTGCATCAGGATACTTTAATGACGCGGCTGGCATGATGAATGTTGGCGATGTTGTTTTCGTATACGATAACAATGCACCTACACTTGGCATTTCTGTAGTGCTTTCAAATACTGGAAGCGTTGTAGATATTGCTGATGGCACTGCAATCACAGTCACTGATAGCGACTAAATTAGGGAGAGGGGGTGAAAGCCCCCTCGACTCTCATGGCTCTAACTAGCACCACTGCAAATTCACCTATTGATATATGTAGCAGAGCATTAATTCTTATTGGTGCTGAACCTATTACCTCATTTGAAGACGGCAATACTGAAGCACTTGTTGCTGTTAACATGTACGAAGATATTGCAAGAGCATCTCTTGTTAATACACGCTGGCGTTTTGCAACAAATCAAGCAGTGTTAAACAGATTAAGCGATGCTCCAACAGGGCGTTATGAAAAGGCATATCAACTACCAAGTGATATGCTTATGCTTCATGCGGTAACTGTGCAAGACCTGCCAATCGAATATCAAACATATGGCAGTAAAGTTTATTCTGATACTTCTGATAACGATACTTTAGTTGCTGACTATACATTTAGGGCTGAAGAAGACACTTGGCCTTCTTATTTTACCATTGCCGTTGTTTATTCTTTATCTATTGTCTTTGCTACTTCTATTGCAAGAAACTCAAATCTTGCTGGCATTATGGCAGATCAAGCTCAAATAACTATGGCAAAAGCTAGAAACCTAGATAGCCAACAGCAAACATCTCGCAAGCTAGTAACATCAAGGTTCATTACTGAAAGGCGTAGTTAATGGCTAGGGTAAGTGTTCCTCTGACTAATTTTCAGTTTGGAGAGATTAGCCCATCGCTTCTTTCAAGAACTGATACAAACATATACAAAGCGGCCGCTAAGAAAGTTGAGAACTTCTTTCTTAGAAATGAAGGTGGCCTTTTAAAAAGATATGGCACTGAACGTATCTATGAGTTTGACACAACAGTGGATTCATCAAAGACATTTCAGCACAGGCTTGTGCCTTTTATTTTTTCTGATGACGAGAGATACATTGTTTCACTTGAGAATGCAAAGATTAGGGTTTTTATTATTGATCCTAGCACTGGTGTTGTTTCTTTAACTGCAACTATTACACAAGATACAGATAGTGCCGCCTTACCATTTGCTGACACAATATTAAAAGAACTTACATTTGCTCAATCTGGTGACAATATGTTTATTGCTCATCAGACGTTTATGGTTAGAAAGCTTGTCCGTACTAGCTTAACTGCGTTTGAAGTACAGACAATGACATTTGATCAGTCTGTTGATGGCTATGGAATTAATCAGCCATACTATTCATTTCACCCAACATCTATGACACTTGATCCGTCTGCGTCTACTGGCACTGGTATTACTGTTACTACAAGCTCTGCATACTTTGATACAACAGGAACTCAAAGCGGTGGAAATTATCCAGATTCAAAGCATATTGGAGTAACCCTTAGGTATCACAAAAATGAAATTGAAATAACTTCTGTTCAATCGGCAACACAAGCTACTGGTAATATTAGAGATGAATTGCTTGTGCATTTAGACACTGATGCTCTCGAGGCTGTTGATTCTTCCTCAACTGTATATTTAACATTTGCATTGCATGGGTATTCAGTAGGTGATTCATTTACTATTAGTGAAGCTGGTAGTGTTGGCGGTATATCGGCAAATCAAATCAATGGCACAAGGACTGTTTTAGAAGTTATAGATGAAAATGTATTTACATTTACGGCTGGTCAATCAGCCAATAGTTCTGCTGTTGGTGGCGGTGCGCCAAAGGTTGTTAGTCATGCTCCTACTACAGAATGGGAAGAACAGTCCTATTCGGGGCTGAGAGGCTTCCCAGCGGCCATTGCGTTTCACGAGAACAGATTGTGGCTTGCTGGCACGATAGCCCAGCCTGACGGCATCTGGGCAAGCCAGACGGCAGAATATTTTAATTTTGATATTGGTGATGCTGAAGATAGCGATGCGTTAGACCTTACTGCTAGTATCGGTGAGATAAATACTATTAGGCATATTGTCTCTAATCGTGACTTGCAGATATTTACTAGCACATCAGAGATGTATATCCCTGCATTTAGCGACAAGCCCATTACCCCTACTAATGCGCAGATAAGAAGACAGACTCCATTT